CCCCGTGGACGGCGCTGAGGGTACGCTCATCTTCAACAGCAACGATGGCACTCAGCAGCAGACCTCCAGCGGCATGAGGATGGACCGCTCGACGGACCTCACCTTCGCGGTGGTGTTTCAGTTGACGAACACCACCGACTTCGCTGGCTCAATCCTGGGTGTCACCGGGGCCGACTTTGCGCAAGGAGGGAATCAGTACATCCCCTTCGAGGTGTGGTCGTTTAACTATAAACTCACCCTGACCACCCCCGGCACATACTACAACATCGCCAATATCGGCACCGCCGCCGGGTCCATCGGGGCCAACATGACAGTCGGTCTGGTGGCGAGGTACATCGCCGCCGAGGATAAGGTGTCCTGGCGGCTGACGTACCCAGGGTATACCTACGCCGGGGACTATCAGCCGAGCGACACCCGGCAGGTTCGGCGCGAGGACGGTAACTTCGTCGTGTACCCTTACGACAGCGCGCTCAACGTGAGGCCGAAGTCTGCCGCAGCCGGTTCGACATCGCAGGTGGTCTTCGGAGCATCGCCCACCGATAACGCCACCCGGGACATGCGCCTGTGGCACGTCGGCATCTGGTTGAACGAGGCGCTGACCGACGAGCAGGCCGACGCCTTCTTTGCACTCGCGGGGTTGTGATATGGCCATCGAGACTTACGGATTGACAGCGGCTACTCTGGAGCCCTACCTCACGCAGTTGTACGGGCAGTATGGCAATGCGGGTGACGGTCTATCCGATACCGACGTTGACACCATCATCGAAGACCAAGCCGCTCGGGTCGGCGCTGCGATTATCAAGGCGCTCGGGGCCGATGGCATCACCAACGTAGCGGGGGACGAACTTCAGGAGATAGCGCAGGGTCTGGGCCTGTCAACATCTGGGCTGAAATCTGAAATATTAGACAGAATAAAACAACATTTAGGAATAGAATAATAATAGGTGACAAAATGATGAAACAAATCGCAGACAGATATTTAGATAAGTTTATGAGCCGCAAACTGCTTGTTTGGCTTACAACAACAGGATTCCTAGTGGGCGGATATGTTACAAGCGATCAGTGGGTCGCAATTGCCCTAGCCTATGTCGGGGTCCAAGGCTTCGCAGATATCGCAGTCAGGTGGAAGACAGGAAAGTGATTACTTGGATGGGCACAAAACTTTTTTTCAAGAAAGCCTGGGCTTGGCTAAAAACCTACTGGTATATTCCACTCTTGGCCTCTTGGTTGATTATCGCTTGGCTTGTGTTTAGGAAGGATAATGCAGAAGATATTCTAGATGTTTTTTACGAAGCCGAGCAAAGCTACAAAAAGCAACTAGAAGCCATAGAAAAGGCCCACGCAGAAGAAATAAAAAAAAGAGACAAGGCCCTTTCCAAGTATCAAAGAACAATCGAACAATTGGAAAAAGAACTAGAAAGGCGCAGAATGCACTTAAAAGAATCAGAAAAAGAAAGAATCAGAGAACTTTCAGAAGAATTTAAAAATAAACCTGATGAATACACAAAACGAATTGCAGAGGAGTTTGGATTTGAATTTGTGGAATAGTCTTAAAGTTTTAATTTGCATGTCCTTGGTCTTACTGATCATCGCTTTCCCAATGGAGCTTTTGGCTCAAGACTTGGAAAAGCCGAGACCACTGATAACAAATTTAAAAAAAGATGAGCCTGCTCCTTTTGATGGCGTCCTGCTTGATTCTTGGGCCATGTCAGAAATCATGGCAGAAATGGAATATGATCAAAAAAGATTTGAATTAGAATTAGACTTTATTAAAAAGAAAAAAGACGCAGAGTGCTCCCTAGAATATGAAACACTTAAGGCAAGCTTTGATAGTTTGAAATTTAAGCACAAGGAAGTGCTCGAAATCAAAGATACTGAAATAGAAAATTTAAGAGAGATAACAACTCAAAAAAAAGATTATTCCACATTGTGGTATGTGGGAGGTTTTTTATCTGGTGTCGCACTATCCGTTGGGGTGGTTTATTTGGCATCGGGTGCGTTTGGTAATTAGAGGATATAAATATGGGATTTGGAAGCGGTTTTGGAGTAAATTTTACAGCGTCAACGCGCTTTAGCGGCGGAGGCGGAACAGACAGGTTGAATGGTCCATATGCGAATTATGATGCTGCTCTGACCGCGCTGCGATCTAAAAGCCTCGCGCAGGACGGCGACGCCTACGTTTTGAGCAGCGGACAGCTCTTCGCAGCCTACGTCAGCGAGGGACCGGGGATCTTGATCCCGGCGGATCTCTATCCTCAGATCGACGCCTATGTGAGCAATGCCACGGGCATCGCACACCAGACGACGACGGACACTCAAGCCGATCTTATAGCTCGTGGGTGGACTACCACGACAACCGGCGCTGGCACGATCACCGGAGGAGACGGATCGGCTTTCCGGCTTAATACCGTGACGGGCAGTAGCACAAGCGCGGAAATTCAATTTGTCTCATCGACGAATACGCCGCGTGTATTGATGCTCACAAAGATTCAGCCGATTGTCGGGACAACCTTGTCCGCGTCTAGACATCGTATTTTCAGCGGCGCACGCTATCTGCAAATGTCCTCCACAGATGGCGTCCTGGGTCAATTCGACACCTACGACTTTGGAAGCAATGCACGCGTGGTGGGCACAATCGGGCAATTTACCGATACGACCGCGCAGTGGTATCTGCTGGTGTACAACGAAGACAGCACCAATAATATTGCATACTGGGTGCGCCTCGACGGGCCGCCAGAGGAGCGCGTCTCTGTCCAGATCGGCGCTCTTCCCGGTAATGCCCTGTTGGTTTTGAGCCACGCCGCCGCACGCGGATCTGTTGGCTCGCAATGCTCTTTCGACGTGTACGAAACACATGCTTTGGAGATGATATGAGAATTTATCAACACTTTGATCTCGACGGCGTTGCACCGTCAAGAATCGGCTTACGCGCCGCCTCCGGCTACCTCATCACCGAGGGCTCGCCACGCCTCGCGCTCCACTGCGCTAGTCCTCAAAATGTGGCCCTGACAGCGACGACGATTGACGCTGTTGACACCGGCCTCACCTTGGACGAGGCGCACGCAACTCTGACAGGCGGCTTAACAAAAACCCAACTAGTAGATCTGGGAGGTGACTTCGGATTGAGCTTATCCGAGACATCTACCAGAGATGAATTATTGCAATCCATAAGGACATATTTACAAACTTTAGCAAGCGAGTAAGATGAAAGACTACAATCAAATAGCAAAATTTGAACAAGCCATCCAACAAAAGTATGGCGAAGAAGCAGTCCAAAATCCAAAGGCAAGTTGGTCCGAGGATAAAGAAGAAGAGTACTTAAACCAAATCAAAAAGCTTCACAGTAAACAAAACAAAAACAAAGAGGACAAAGACAAAGTAGAGCACAATGGCTTTTTAATATCAAAAAAACTACTTAATAAAGACTCTGAGCGTCTTTGCCCAACGTGCAATACTTACTCATTTAGCATAAAAGACGATGTTTATATGAGCAAGTTTGAATGCTGTTTTGATTGCTATATCCAGTGGGTCGAAGGCAGAGAAGAAAGATGGCTCTCAGGTTGGAGACCAGAGGAGAAAAAATAATGTCCACAGTTTTAGAAATTATAAATGGCATCGCACAAGCAGCAGCAAACGCATATGATGGCGCTCATGATGAAAACGGCGAACCAATTAAGGTTGGCCTTAAGCGTGAAGAAGGCCACCCAATTCACGACAAGCGCGTAATGGACGGCTTCTCTGTTAAGTTTCAAGGGCCAATTCTTTGCATCTGCTACCACTCAGAGATCAATCTCAAAGATGTTCAGGGCGATAAATTAGAAAAAGAAATCGAGCAGATGATTGCCAAGGTCGCAACCTTTCTAAAAAAAGAATACAAGCGAATCACCGGCAACACTTTGACGCTAACAAAGGACGGAGATGTCCAAGCAAGAATGGAATACATGAACCGTATTCGCTGTTGGGTCACTGCACAGTGTGACTACAAGATCGGTGGCGTAGATTCCGAAGCTAGAAAGCAGCCCTCCGAAGACAGGCTAGAAAAAAACTTCAAAGACTTCTTGGCCTTGAGCGACGACAAAAGGCCGAAGAACGATAAAAGAAAAAAAGATAGCGACCCCACATTCACCCCTTGGAATATGCTAAAGAAATGAGTTTGTTAGAGCAAATGATTAGAGAGCAAGTAAGGCAGATGCTCAATGAGGCAGGTGAAGCAAGACTAAGCGTTCACCCGTTCGCAAACCACCTAGCCAACCAGCGAGACACCACGCCTCAAGAAAACCTCTACGATGATATCGTCAACGCAACCATAATGCAAATGGTCACGGTTTACGGAGAAGACGATATCAAAGACATGATTAGGAGTCTAACCCAGAAAGCAGCAATTGGTATCGGCCAAGACTTTACTGATGAGCAAGTACAAGAGATCCTAGAGCTTGTATACGACAAGGTAGATCAAAAGCTAAACATAAATCTGCGCTCTTATATGCCAGAAGATAGGGAGCACGCACTATTTACGGATACGGAATAATGCTATGCTCACAAAAAAAGAAATACTCACAGAGTGCGTAAAGGCAGGCAGAGACCCTGCTTATTTTATCAACAACTACGTTAAGATCTCCCACCCAATGGAAGGTCTAATCCCCTTCAAGACCTACGATTTTCAGAAACAACTACTTTACGATTTCAAAGATCACCGCTTTAATATTATCTTGAAAGCAAGGCAGTTGGGTATCTCGACAATCACAGCAGCCTATGCTGCTTGGCTGCTTCTTTTTTATCGAGAAAAGAATATTGTTGTCATGGCGACCAAGTTTGCAACAGCAGGCAACCTGGTTAAGAAGGTCAAGGCAATAATAAAAAATTTGCCACCTTGGATCAGGGTGGCCAACATTACAATCGACAACAGATCAAGCTTTAAGCTTTCAAACTCCTCAGAGATCAAAGCTATTTCGACCTCTGGCGATGCTGGTCGTTCTGAAGCCCTTTCACTGCTCATCATTGATGAGGCTGCTCACGTTGAAGGCATGCAAGAGCTTTGGACTGGTCTTTACCCAACCCTGTCAACTGGTGGTCGCTGCATTGCCCTTTCAACACCAAACGGTGTCGGCAACTGGTTCCATAAAACCTATTCTGATGCAGAGGCAGGAGTAAATGATTTTTTTCCAACCAACCTGCCTTGGGATGTTCACCCTGATAGAGACAAAGACTGGTTCGATAAAGAAACAAGAAACATGTCTCGCAGGCAGATCGCTCAAGAGCTTGAGTGCAACTTTAACACAAGTGGTGAGACAGTATTCCACTCAGAAGACATCGACAGGGTCAGACAAACAGTCTGCGATCCAAAATACAGAACAGGCGTCGATAGAAACTTTTGGATCTGGGAAGAGTATAAGCCCACCAACACCTACATGATCTCGGCAGATGTTGCAAGGGGTGACGGTGCAGATTATTCGGCTTTTCTCGTCTTCAAGTTGGAAACGATGGAGATTGTGGCAGAATACCACGGCAAGGTAACACTCGACTTTTTTAGCGA